GTATTACCTCTGGTGTTTAATTATGTTATCGCCCCAAAGTTCTGACTCTTTATAACACTCAGTGCATATCTTTAAGTTAAGCGAATAGTATTGTCGGAACCTTGAACACTTGTGCGGGGGACAGAACCACCTCTTAAATAATTCTCTCATCCCTCTGACACCTCTAAGCTTTTAATCCTACGGTTTAGGTAGTATTGCGCTTTCTTTAAATCTTCTAGCTTACTTATCTTATACCCAGCACGAGACACATACTTAATCACATTAGCTAGGCAAAAATCTTTGTCAAGACCCTTAGCTTCTATATAGTCTATTGTTTCAACGCCGCCATGTGTGTAGTGGCTAGGACTGTTAACAGGGTCGTGTTTGATAGGTTTAGAAGTTCCCAATCCCATAGATATAGCTTCTTCAAGAAACTCTTTAGATATCGGTATTAGGGGTTCTTTCGCTCTCCATAAAGGTTTAACCGTTGTTTCCTCGTTAAGCATTTTATAATCCTCATATTGTTTAGGGTAGCACCAAAGGTTTATAGGAGGGAATATGAAGTCAGCCCATTTCATTTTTTAAGGCTCGTTCTCTTTCATATAGTTCATGTATAGCTTTTTTCTGTTTATTTAATTGATCCATTAAGTACATAGCTATTATTGTTTCAGTATGTATTTCCTCCCTTAGTTCTTCTAGTTCGGATATTGGTACTTCTTCCAACAACTCTCTTTCTCTACTCATCACCATCCACTCCTCTCTGCACTCTCAGTACATTCTTTACTACACCACCGCCTACCATCTGTTATAGGGGCGTCACATTCCCAGCATTGCCCCGACTGATTAGGAAAGATGTCTAATTTAGCACCTTTTGCCATCTCTATCTGCTTGTCTAGTATAAGCTGGGCTTGGTCGTTGGCTTTATCTGCAATGTCAGCCATATCTTTCTCTTGCTTTAAAAGGGTTCTTTTTCTTACGGTTCTTGTTCGATTGTTTAAGTGCCATCTTATCCTGCATCTTTTAAGCTTCTACCATACCCACCTTCAGCCGCTAGGGGTATACCGGGCATCCATGAGGGAACCTTAGTCATCTCTTCTATTAAAAAGTCTAAGGCTTCCTGTGCCTCAGCTTCAGGAGCAAGGATATATAGAGCATCATGAATAGTAAGTACGATAGGATACCGCTTATTCACTCTAACCATTGCTTCTGACATAATGCATCGGGCTGTACCCTGCACTAGATTGTTTGTTAATTTACCGCCGTATAGTCTATCATAACCATTGCGTATTTTATACTTATATCCCTGCTCTCCTGTCTCCATAATAACCTTGTGCTCTAGCTCAGGATACTGCATGTACATACCTGATGGGAACTTAATACCCTTCTTACCCTCTACTACATACAAGTCCCCAGTACCAAACGTAAAGTCAGAGTCATCTGCTATAGCTTTAATGGCAGTAGTACATGTTTTCCACAGTGTAGTAACCCCTGTGTAGGTAGCTCTGTATAGGTCAACGATCCGCTTAGACTCCTCCTCACCTAAGTCCATACCAGACCCAGCCTTCACAGCACCTCGAAGCTTCGCCGCTCCGACACCAAAGATTAATCCAAGTTGTGAAGTCTTACCTATAAACCTTTGTTCTTTAGTAACTTCCTCATACGGCACATCAAATGCCTTACTAGCAAACTCTTTATATAAGTCTCCTCCATCACCTAATATCTTAAGTGCACTCATCTCACCAGCTACCCACATGCCCACACGCAGTTCTATGTTTGATAAGTCAGCCCCTACTATCACCTGTCCTTCAGGTGCAATGATAACTTCCTTTAATGCAGAGCCTCTAGGTATGTTCTGGAAGTTCACCTTCTGCCCACCACCTGCAGCCCACCTACCTGTAGCCGCACCGTAATACTTTAGTGGGATAGGTAGCTTACCCATACGAGATGCTATAGCTATAAAGCGTTCTGTTCTTGTCTCTTCCAGTGTACTCTTAACACTCAACCTAACAGCGGCTAAGGCTCTTACAGTTAAATTAGGATGGTCTAGCAACTCTTTAAACCCATCATCTGTCTTAGCAAATGCATAGGTCATCTTGTTTGTAGTTGGGGATAACTTCATTGGCACCTCTACCCCATACCCCTCTAGCAACTTAGCAAACTTAGGGTTACTTGTAAGCTCTGACTTATCCACTGTGGTAGTTGCCAGTAGCCTTTCTTTCTCAGCTTTCACACCGTATATATGTTCCTCTAGTAACAGTACGTCTAGCTCTAGCCTTGGCACTACACCCATCTTTGTTGTTATATCTATTAGGCTTAGCTCGGTGGCGTTGTAATGGGGTAGTAGTTTATAGAATAGGGCATAGGTTAACTCAGTATCATTAATACAATACTCTCCATACTTAGCTAACTCTTCCTTAGTGAAGTCCTTTAAGTGCTTGCCCAATGCATCTACTACCTCAGTACCTTTCTCTCCTAGCTCATAATGTGTCGCTAGTTTAGCTAGGCTCCCCCCTACCGATATGCCATGTATAGCTCTAGCCATAGATAGAGTGTCGATATATCTAGCAGGGTAAATGTTAAACGCAAGAGACAAGATGCTGGCATCAAAGAAACAGTTGTGTGCTATCAGGGTGATGTTCTTCCAATTAAATTGATTAAGCGTTTCAGCTATCTCTAATTGACTGCCTGTATACCACGCCGTTGGTGTATCCCCTAACTTAATAGACAGTCCAATAACTTCAAACTCATCACCATTTATATAGGCTTCTGTTGTTAGCTTTGATAGGCTGTATGATTTGGAATAGAAGCTCTCGAAGTCGATCACCATTAGTTGCATTACTTTTTCCTTTCTTTTAACATTGCGGCTCCCAGTCTGTCGTTCATAGCTTTCAAATCCCTATCTATTTTGTTTACCTTTATCAGAATAGGGATCATCCATATAAGAGCCACTATCTCTACTGCTAAAACTATTAATTGAAGTGTCATTAACATACCCCTACCCCTACATTTCCAAGGAAGTAATTAATTATTATTGTCATAATAACGCCAAAAAACAAAATAATCATAGTAAACATAAATATTTGACCCATAAGCATAAGCCATTCTTTAATCATAGTCTTCCCCTTCCCTCGTTACATAGGTCTTCCCAGTTTGATACGACATAACAGGTAAGCCCTCCAACACCTAATACAACTATAAGTGTTATACAACTAAGCAATACTAAAACCATTATCTCTATATAACTACACATCTCTTTTCTCCCTCTCTTTTAACATTGCATCTGCCATGCCGTATGCAACTGAGCTTAGAAATTTATAAGTTATATCATCGTCCGTAGCTACTATCCCCTGCATAGCCAAGCCCGCAAAGTGGTCACGCAGGGATATAGTATTTTTACCCATTGCTCTAGTTAAAACCCTTTCTATAAATATTTCATGCTCTAGTATATTTATTTCTTTCTCTAAATCTTTCTCTAAAGCTTTCTCTAAATCTTTCTTACTCATTCCCCACCTCCAGTTATACCGTGTGCTTTTTCTATTGCCCTCCCTAATGTCATCGGATAGCCATAATACTTATCTACTAAATCCTCAAGATGCTCATAGATTAAAGGCTCACGTTTTAAATCCAACTCTGCTTGCACATAGCCTCTTTTATATTCTTCCAAGCCTTGTCGTGGTGTTAAAGACTCTTGCTTTGATGGTGCTGCATATAAAGGTCTAAAGTTAAATGGTTGCGTTGACTCACCTTTAAATGGTTTTTCACTCCCACAATATGCTTGTGTTGACTCAAGATCATTCTCGTACCACTCGTACATCCAAGCCACAGGCTCTACCATATCGGTAACATCAACAATATGCTCAGGTTGGGCGAGGAGTTGTTGTATCGCTTCATCAATTCGCTCATGTATGCCAATGGGAACAGAGTATTCGCTCCAATAGTCCGAGCAGTCTTTTAATTCTAATAGTACGGTTAATGCTTTACTCATTCCCCACCTCCAATACCGTGTGCTCTTTCTGCCGCCCTGATGCCTGCTTTAAACATATCACTCCCAAACTCACTCATACCTGTTGTTGATAGATCAATTTCCTCATCACTCAAAGGCTCACGTTGTGAAGCTTTTTTACCTTGCTCATAACCTAGCGTATGCCATCGCGCAATCCTATCCTCAACAGCCTCTTGCTCAGGTTGGGCACTACCCCCAATACCGTGATGCTTCTCTGCATCTCTAAAACCTAAATAATACCCAGCAATACCCTCATCTGTTATGTTAGCCTCAGCAAGTATAACAAGTTTATCTTCGCTTAAAGGCTTTTGCTCAGGTTGGTTAAGTAGCTTTTGAATTGCGACTATCAAGTGCATATCCTGAACATAAGCAAAATTTTCAACAACCTGTTTCAATAGCTCTCTTTCACGACTCATCACACACCTCCAGTTATACCGTGTGCTTGCTCTGCATCTCTGAAGCCAGCATAATAAGATGGAACATATAGAGGGTTATCTAGAGCGATGTCTCTATATTTAGCTCTGACTTCTTCATCGGTTAATGGCTCACGTTTTGGTGGTGCTCTGTAGAGCAAATCACCATCCTTTAAGTCTCTATGTCTACATGTCAATTTAACTGTATGCTCAGAGTCGTCTGGGTAGCCTCCAATAGTTATTACAATACCGACAGGTTCTTCTCGTAAAGCTTCTCGTAAAGCTTCTCGTAAATCTTGGTTTTGTGGAACTGTGTAGAGTGGTATAAAATTTCTAGCTAAAAAATTAGCTTCAACATTAGGCTTATCTTTTCCCATATTTACATACTTACAGGTAGGTTGCCCTGTAGTCGTTGTATCCCATTCATACATCCAAGCCACAGGCTCTTGCTCTTGCTCAGGTTGGTCTAGTGCAGTCTGTATGTCCCAATATAAGTCATAATGGGTTTCTTTTAGCCCGCGCAATACATCTCGTGCTCTTACTAATAACTCTCTTTCTTTACTCATTCCCCACCTCCAATACCGTGTGCTTTTTCTGCAAACCTAACACCCTTTACAAAAGCTTCTCTCGTAACATTGAACATTGATTGATTACCCTCGCTTATTTGTTGTGGTGTTAATGGCTTTTGCTCAGGCTCTGCAAGCACAGCTTCTATTTCATCCAACCACTCGCAGTCTACAGCACGGTGGAGTTCTTTTAACAACTCTCTTTCTTTACTCATCACACACCCCACTCTATAAAGAAATCACAGTTAGTATCATCACCATTCAGTTCAATACTTGCGTCCATAAACCATTTGTATGGGTCAGTACCATCTATCTCAATAGTTAAATACCGTTGGCATACGTTCTTCTTATCGCACATTGATCCTACACACCTAGATGTGTCATTGTTTAAAGGTCTGCTCATTTGATGTAGTTTCATTTCGCTCTCCAGTACATACTATGTATTGCTTTGGTGCATCTTCTTATAGGTGGTACAACCTCAAATGTATATTTAGAATCATCTTTAAACTTACCGTCTCTCTTGGCTTCTAAATACCATGCTATACGACACCTTGGATTTATAACCTTCATCACCTTCTCCTACTTAAAGTCACCACCGCATAGATAGGGAACAATAGAATGTTCACCGCTACCATCACCAATACAAAGAACCAAATTAATATCAGTTCAAACACCTTCATTACTTGTACCCCATACCTGATATAAAGTTTGTTAACTTATCTACGTTCTCTGCATTGATGCACACACCTACCCCACCGCTTGCTTTAATCCTAGTCAGCTCACGTTCTTGTAGTGCTGTAGGTTGTAGGTTAGCCGCCTTACATTCAATGGCTAAGAACTCGCCACGAACACAGCATATTATATCTGGTATTGCTGATCTGCCATACCCATTAGCCGCTGGAAAGAAGTACCATATACCTGCATCTTCCAGTATCTTCTTAACCATAGCCTTTACTTCACCCTCTTTAGTCCTCATCTATATGCTCCCCATCTATTTCGTAATGATCTCCCACACGTGGTGGGTTATCACCTGTTATCTTAAGCCAGTAGTCTAATAGAGCTACACCCTCTAACCACCCTGCTGGTGGGTTCTTTGTCTCTTGTTTCACACTACTTAGCGTACCTATAGCTGTGTCAGTCTGCCTAGCAATCTCTGACAAGCCACACCCTTTTGCATACAGCACCTTTATCATTAGTGCAAAGTCTAAATCCCTAACCATATACTTTACCTATATCTCTACGTTCTTTATCACAATGGGCTGTTACTTTCTTGTTCTTCCGTCTTAACATGATCGTCATGAGAGCATTGCCTGTTACTGTAATGCCTTTCTTCTTCTTGCCTCGTGCATCTATATTGTGAAACGCTAGGAGTTCTTTTACATACGGCACCCATTCATCAATAACCTTTTTCTCATAGATGACAGTACCATCTAAGCGTATATACATGTGAGGAGGCATCTTGTATGTCAACGTATCTCTCACTCTAATTAGTTGGGTGCTAGTCACATCAATAAGTTTTGCTATGTCTTTGAACGCATACGCTTTAGCGTTGGCGTAGGGTACAGGTTTCGAGGGGGGTAGGGTTAAAGCGTACTTTTGTTTACTTAGTGCTAATTCTTTTTTCGCTTCTGCTCGTCTTACTTTCTGAGCCTCAGATATTTTCTTTCTGTTCTCACGATACGAAATCTTACTTATCTCATTAGCCTTAACCTTGTTAGCGGCATACCATTTGTTAGAGACAATAGCCATCTGTGCCTTTCTCTCCTCTGTTAAAGTCTTCCTTACTTCTCTAGCCTTAGCATTGCGTACTTCTTTTTTTCTTGCTATCTCTTCCTCACTCATGATATATTTTGTTTTCATTGTGTTACTCCTCGTTGTGCTGTTTTGCGCTCATAAGGGGTTACAGTTCATATGTAACCCCACTCTTTTTATCACACCCCTTTAATTGCATCTACCAGTGCAGATAGCATTACCCCTACTATCACTGCTACACCTAACACAAACCACATAATATCTTTCATATACCCTCACATTTGTTGTACTACGTACACATCCTCATCTAACTTCATACCTACATCAGGCACAATATCACCTATCGCACATAACTTAAGTAACGCTACCCTCTCTGGTACAGGAGGGTCAAGCTCAGACACATCACTAAACTTAACCACATCCCCCTGCTTCTGCACCACGTTATCCATAGAGGTAGCTATCTTAGACTTCAAGTCTACCCTTATTGTCATTAGTCCACCCTTATCACAGAACCAAATGGAGGTACTGTATGTTTGTTATTGACCATCACCCATATAACAGGGCACGATGGGGTCAGTTGTGGGTACTCCACATAGCCGTCAGTAATTAAGATGATGCACTGAGGCTCTAGCTTGTGCTTAACTACGTAGTCAAACACACATACACTACTTGAACCACCACCACCTTTAGGCTTAGTAGACGATACAAGTCCAGCATAATTATCTTCACGGTATTGCTCGTGAGCGGCAACTGCTGTATCCCAGTACAACAGATCAATCTTTTCGGGAGTTGTATTATCACATATAGAAACTAACTCTGACAATGCTTTTGTTATATCCTCCCCTGATATACTACCTGACGTATCTATAGCTACACATATACTACCGATGCTCTCACTGATCTGACTAGGCAAGTACATGTTATGTTGCAACCATCTTCTGTTAGGCTTAGCCCATGTGCTATCACCCTTACCAACACAGACACTAGACACGAACTCTCTGAGTTGTTCAGCCCAGTCAACCTTAGACTGCATCATGGCATCAAAGCTACGATCTACCTCACCACCCTGCTTACCTGCTAGTAGAGCACCAGTACGTACTGCCGCTGATATGTCCTTAGCTAACTGCTCTTTCTCCAACTCGCCTAATGCCTTAGCTTCCTCCCACTCATGCCCATCCATAGGCTCACCCTTACCGTCCTTACCACTCGCCTTATCTTCTTTCAACCTAGCGAACACCTCGCCACTATCTAAGCCTCTATACTCCTCATCACACAGCCCACCCTCTGGCATCACAAGGAAGTCGCCCCACTTGTTAAGGTCTTTGATCTCTAGGTTAATCACATAGTCACATGCTTGGTTAGCTAACTGTGCATCTTCCTCATACAACTTACGCCACACAAACAAGTGCTGATACAGCTTGTGCTTGGTCTCATGCAATACTAAGAACCTTAGCTCTCCATCAGTAAGACTCTCAACAAACGCTCTACCGTAAGTAACATCACGACCATTGGTAGACGCAGTAGGACAGTCATCCCTTACCTCTGTACTGCCCACCATCAACAGCCCAGAGTATGCTAGTGTACGCTTATCTTGCATCAAAGCTATGTGAGCTTTGGTTATTCTATCTTCTACACTTAGTGCTGTCATTGTATCCCCCTCAACTAAACAAGTAGCCGTTCGTAACTGCCCACTCTGTGAACATCCTGTCGGTCACAGCTATACTACGCTTAGGGCTATTGGCACTCATCACACTCATAGCAAACAAAGCCTGAGCTTCTTTGGGCAACCGTGCCATATACTGCATCCAGAACACAAAGGTCTCACCAGTGACGTTCATCAGTGCCTTGCTAACTACCAGACAGATAGCCGCTCCGTTGGGTGGTACTATAGTAGTGTCAGGCTTGTTAATAATCTCTGACCATGCTGGCATGGTGTTATCCAGCTTAAGTATGTTCATCATATCAGCAGTAAACCTTTCACCTACTACACCTGCTAACAGGTGGTATAACACAGGCTCAGGCACATCTCTACACTTCTTAAGTATGTCGCTGGCTTTCTCTAATGAACGTGGTGTAACAAATGAAATAGTCGGGCTACGTGGGTCATAGATGTACTGGTTTTGCCCTGCTACTTCATAATCTTGGAATGATGCAAAACATGATGGGTATTCAATAGCACTTGCTATCACTACTGGATCAACTCCTGCATTTTGTGCATAGTTCCATCGCCATTCTTCAGCAGTTGGCTTCCTCATGTTTACATTACATACCCTATTCCGTGCATGCGGTGGTATGTTGTCTCCTAACCCCTCAATACCTAAGTTAGTAGTAGCGAATACAATACTCCCCTCGGGTAAATCATATACACCCAAGCTACGCTCCAACATAAGACGTAGGCTACAATTCATAACAGACTTAGATGCTTTGCCTATCTCATCAAGTAGTAAAATAATAGGCTTCTTTAAGTGGAACCCAAATGATTCATTAGGTATGAATGAACACACCTCATCACCATTTAGAGTGCGTATCTTAGGTATTAAGAAGTCGCCAACATCCATAACAGTAACATCTAAATAACATGGTACATGGTTAGGGTTAAGTGCCGCCAGCTCTTTAAGGATTGAACTCTTACCTGTACCCGTATGTCCTGATACTAGGACAGTTACCTTGTCTCCGATACGGTTAATAACGTTGACAACTTCTTGGAACGATACGTCTGAGTATAATTTTTTCATTTTAACTTCCTACTTTACAGCCCTTGTAAAGGCAAGGGCGAGACCTATGGATACACGTACTTTATTTTTTTACCCATGCTAAGGGTTTATATACTGCATCTTTAGGCGATAGCCCTTGATGCTTCAGTCTATGTAATATAGTTTTACTACCTATACCAACTAATCTACTCCATTCAGCAATAGTGTGGCTTATACCATCTATCTCTAGCCTATGGTTGTTCTTCTTATTGTTAGCTTGTTGAACAGCGTCTGCCCATCTGCAATTACTAGGTGAGTACCCTAATAGCCCATCTACCCTATCTAAAGACGTCTTGCCGATTGGAGGCTCTCCCATATCCAATAAGAAATACTCAAACCCTGACAGTACTGTATCTCCATACAGCCACCTATCACATACTGTAATACCTACATTACCATACCTACAATAGTCTTTATTAGACACTATGTGGCATCTTGCTTTTATATTCATAAATTGTGTATATATTTTAGATTTCTTACCTCTACATGAATGGCCGTGCTTATATGATGGGTTTGTACTACCTTTAAGACTTGGCATATATCCTCCTATATAGATTTACCGTAGTTAGTTTACCATAACTATCCAAGTAGTCAACCTTCCCCTTAAAAATTAAACTTATCTAACATTGAATCCACATCACGCTTAAGTGTGATCCTTATATAGTCTGACTTCTTAATGTCCTGAGCATCAATGCCTGTGAATGAGTCCTCTAACTTGATACGCATAGCCTCCAACTGTGTATCGCCCTTGATGTTGAAGCTACTAAGCAAACCACACAGCTCCTTAGTGTTATCAAGCACACTATCAAACACCTTACCTTTTGACCCGTCTTCATTAGTACGCAACCCAAAGCTAAGCTGAGTCAGTATCTTATACAGCCTGTCGTATGCATCAGCATGTACTTTCTCAATGTTAGCCTCATACATGAGGGCATACTGCTCTTGTACTTCCTTAAGCCCCTCGTTGCCTATGTCTACTCGCCAGTCACCCACCTCTGGTACTGGTGTGTATCGTACAACAAAGCCAAACTTATCCGTCACCTGCTCTACGTCAGGGTACTCGTCCCTGTTAAACAACGAACCTAGCTGAAATGCGGCGGCACTAATACGCATACTGTATCCTGCAATGAATGTACTAACCAAGTCCCAGTATTGTTGCTCAAGTCGTGCCATCTCTTTCTTGTAGATGAAGAACTGAGCAGTCGTAAGCAACCTATCGCCATTGTCATTCCAAGGTGAGGTCTGTGTCATGTGGTAAGTACGTATAACCCCTGCCACCTTACCGATTGCCGCAAGTGAGTCATCACCTGCAAGTAGGTTCTTATGATAGTTGCCAGCCTTAGTCATGGTGCTATTTGATATATCTACATCGTTACTAACCTTTTTATCCAGCTTACGAGCTGTCCACAGGCTGATGTTGAGGCTTACTAACATTGCTGATGATGCTAATGATTTTACGTTTGTTTGTGTTGTCATGTCGTGCTCCAAATTAAAAGTGGCGTAGTACGAACATACTACGCTTGAATCCTGTTACCTAACTAAAATACGTGGCAACCTTAACTGCATCACCACATCTACTATACTTAACCAATACACCACTAAAGAAGCTGTCGCTATGGTAGCGGTCGCATTCATATATTATAAAGGTAAGCCCCT